GCGGGGAGGGCCGGCGCATGAAATCCCAAAGCGACAAGGATCGCGCAAAGCGCTGGCGCCTTGAAAACCCGGATAAGGTTCGCGCGCAGCGGGAGCGCCGGCAAGCGCGGGTTAAGGGAGAACTTGCCCCATACGATCCGCAGAGGCCGACACCCGAGCAAACCGCCGCGCGCCGTAAGGAAGATCATCGCCGGTTCTACGCCAAGCACCGCGAGCGCATGGCAAGCGACCCGGATTACGCCGAGAAGTTCAAGGCGAACGAGCGCCTGAAATACCAGCGCAAGCGTGAGCAGATGCAATCCGACCCGGCGGCGCTTGAAGCCTACCGGACAAAAAAGCGAAACGAGAAACGTCTCGCCGCCGGCATACCGCTGGATAAGCCGGTAATGCTCAACAAAATCCCGGAAGCCGACCGCCACGCTAGAAAGCTGCAGCGCGACAAGCAAAGCCGGGATCGGAAGCGCGCGGCCTACCGCATCGCAAACGGCATTCCGCTTGATGCGCCGGTGAGGGTCAGGAAGCCGAAGAAGCCAAAGAGGCCGACGCGCCTTCAGGTCGAAAGGGCCAAGCGCTCAGCGGAAGTTGCCGCGGCAAAAGCCATCAATGTTCAGCCGGCGGAGCCCGTTGTCTGTCCCGATCCGCCGGAATTGCAGGCCCTATTCAAAAAGGCCAGCAGGGGCGAGCCGGCCAGACCTCATAACCCATACGTCAAAAAACGAACCGCCTTCCAAATCAGGGGGTGGGTTTGATCTGGGACATAGGCCGTAAGCGGTTCACCGTCGAAAAACGAAAACTTGGACCGCGAAAGCCAAAAGAGCCCATTTCAAAACCCGCCAAACAGCCACCCAAGAAAACAACCGGCCCGATAGCCGACGAAATCTCAAGAGCTTTGCGTGCGCGTCCCGGTTGTTTTCCCCGCCACTGGATAAGAGACGATTGATGAACATGATCATGCCCCCGCAGAGAGAACCCAACGGACGTCGCCAGCGCTCCACCCAGGACGAATTAAACGAGATCAACCGGGCAAAGGCTGAAGCTGAGCAATCACTCGTCTTGAGCCAGCCGCACCGCAAGGGCGACGCCTCACCCATGGCCGAAAGCCCCATAGGCCGGTTCATCATTCAATTTGCCATGGAGCGCGAGCTTTACGGCGCCGCCGTCGATTACGCGCGCATTCGCGGCATGTGGCTGTCCGTCATGGGCGCGCGCCTTGCCGATAGCCACGCCGGCTCTGGCGGCGACGTGTCAGAGGAAACCGCCCACAAGTGGCGCGACGATACCGCTGAGTGGCGCAGGGCAATGGTCATCGCCGGCGGCGAGCGTGGCGCGTCATCGGTCGAAAAGATGGCCTGCGACCACATCGACCTGTCTGAAACATCGTTTGATCGACCGGCGGCACAGGTGGCGCTGCGCGCGCTTGGCCGCGCAATGGGCGTCTTGCCTACACCAAACAGGCCAGCTTGACAGGATTCCGCAAATCAGTGAATGTCAGACCACGATCTTGGATCGTTGCGCCCGGAGCTTGATTGCTGCCGGGCGTTTTTAATTTTGATCAATCGTCTTATGCTGCCGACTTAACAACAATCGTCAGTGACCGGCCAAGAGCGTCTAAAGCTCGCTCCAAGGCGTCTAGGCGAGATTGATGCTTAATATCCAAGAGACGATCAATCTGGGGTAGAGCGACACCAAGGCGCTTTGCCAATGCCGCCTTGCCGACCTTGCTTTCACGCATGGCATTGTAGAGTTCAATCTTGGCGCAGGTCAGCGCCGGGAGAGCGACTGTATCGCGGCCCTTGGCTTTAGGCGTCGGAATATCCTCACGAGCGGCTATCATGCCCATGATAGCAGTCTCAATGGCGTCGGATGCGCGCGCCAGTGCATCCTCACGATCCTCGCCAAAAGTTATGGCCTCTGGGATGTCTGGGACGGTAACGAGGATGGTCCCGTTATCGTCTTTGCTCAGTTTTACGGCGTAGCGCATCAGGTCACTCCTTGATGTCCAGTTGCTTCAAAATGGCTTGCCAAAGCCCTTTGCCGAGTTCCTTTGATCCGCCGTGTTGCGGGAGAACTGAACGCTTGCCGTTTAGCGTCACGATTAAGTGGCCGCCTTTTCCGGGAGTAAAGGTCGCTCCTTTTTTGGCAAGATAGCGTTTGGCTTGGCTGCTGTTCATAAAGACAACATAACTGTTGTGCGCAAAGAGGTCAACACAAATGTTGTGCATTCAGGCAAATTATTCGCGCCTAAACATCGTGTGGAATAGTGGCAAATCGGACAACTCGGACACCTAAAAAAAGAGCAACATTTTTGGCTGCTTTGTCGGAAGGCTACAGCGTTGCTTATGCCTGTCAGCAATCCGGGCTAACTAGGTCAATCGTTTATTTGTGGCGGGGTGACGACCCGTCATTTGCCGAAGAATGGGATGCAGCGGTTGAGCAGGGGACCGACCTCATGGAGGACGAGGCCCGCCGTCGCGCATGTGATGGCGTAGAAAAGCCGGTGTATCAGGGGAAGGAACTGGTCGGTCATATCACGGAATACAGCGACTCTTTGCTGATATTCACGCTCAAAAGCCGCCGGCCTGAGAAGTTCCGAGAAAACCACAAGGTTAATTTGGAGGGTGATGTTACGCACCGCTTCGACGGCGCCAAAGACACGCTTGACCGCAAAATGGCTGGCGTCCTTGCCAGCCTCACAGCGTCAAGCGTTTCTGGAGAGCCTGACTGAAGAAGAAGCCGTCGTCTTATCTCACAAGTGGGAATTTTGGGCGCGCGACGAACAAATTGAGCCGCCCGGCGATTGGATGACATGGGCAGCGATAGCCGGTCGCGGATTTGGGAAAACCCGTTTAGGCGCAGAATGGGTGCGTAACGAGGTTGAGGCGGGACGAGCTGGGCGCATCGCTTTGATTGCCGAGACTGCCGCAGATGCTCGTGACGTTATTGTTGAAGGTGATAGCGGCATTATGAAATGCTCGCCGCCGTGGTTCCGGCCAGTATATGAGCCGTCCAAGCGTCGATTGACTTGGCCCAATGGCGCCGTTGCTACGACATTCTCCGGCGAGGAACCGGATCAGCTACGCGGTCCTCAGTTTGATCTAGCGTGGTGCGACGAACTAGCTAAATGGCAGTATGCCCGCGAGGCATGGGATATGCTGCAATTTGGCCTGCGCCTGGGCGATAAGCCAAGGCAGTTAATTACTACGACCCCGCGTCCGATAGCCCTGCTTAAAGAAATTCTTGCGGACGCTAAAACAGTCGTAACGCGGGGTCGAACATTAGATAATGCGGCAAACCTCGCAGCATCATTCCTTGAGAATATCCGCCGAAAATACGAAGGCACGCGATTAGGGCGGCAAGAACTAGACGCGGAAATTCTGGAAGATGTGCCGGGTGCCTTATGGGCGCGTTCGTTGATCGACGAAACGAGGCTGAAAGATTATCCCCCTTTGCGTAGGGTCGTTGTAGCAGTTGACCCGCCAGTTACATCTGGTGAGGATGCCGACGAATGCGGGATAATCGTCGCCGGAATAGACCAAGATGGGATTGGCTATGTGATAGCCGATCGAACATCGCAGGGTGACAAACCCAGCGAATGGGCGCGACGCGCTGTCGCATCTTATGAAATGTTTTCCGCAGATTGCATCGTTGCCGAGGTTAATAACGGCGGCGAGATGATTACTGAAATCATGCGGCAGATTGATCCAAATGTGAAGGTAAAGCAGGTCAGAGCCACGCGAGGCAAATTCACGCGCGCCGAACCTGTCTCAGCTCTCTATGAACAGCGCCGCGTTCATCACGTCGGCAGCTACCCAAAATTGGAAGATCAGATGTGTTCAATGACGCCAGATTTTGATCAAGAAAAGGCGGGTTATTCACCTGATCGACTCGATGCTCTTGTTTGGGCATTAACTGATCTTATGACGGGGCATCGTTCCGAACCGTCGATCAGGCGCATCTAATGGTTTGGCCTTTCTCCAAGCCGCAGCCGGTAGCGGTTGCCGCTCCTGAAAAGAAATATTCAAGCGTTGGCACGTTGATCGCCACGCGGGCGCTTAATCTCCCGCAATGGCCGCAGCGCCAGTTCGAACAGATCGCCAAAGAGGGCTATCAGCAAAATCCCATCGTCAACGCCTGCGTCTATATGGTCGCAAGGGCAGCGGCGAATATCCCGCTCGAAATCAAGCGGGGAGAGGAAGAAGTCGATGTCCCTGACCTTGCTGCTTTGCTTAACCGCCCTAATCCGATGCAGGATGGCGAAGCCTTCCGTATCGCCACGCTTAGTGACTTGCTCCTCGCGGGCGAGTTCTTCGCGGAAAAGGTCGAGGTAAGCAAAAAGCCGAAAGAGCTTTACCGCATCAATCCGGGTAGGATGACGGTTGATCCCGGCCCGCAGGGTTTCCCTTCCAGCTACACATACAACGACGGCAAGTCTCGCAAGACGTTCCCGGTTGATGTGATGAAGGGCATTATGCCCATTCTGCATGTGAAGGAATACAACCCGAATAATGACTGGCGCGGTATGCCGAATATTGACCCGGCTGCTTTCGCCATTGACATGCACACGGGCGCTTTGCGGTGGAACAATGCGCTTCTTAACAATGGTGCGCAGCCTTCTGGCGCGCTGGTTTACGCCCCAAAAGAAGGCGGCGACAAACTCAGCGAAGAACAATGGATGCGGCTCAAAGCCGAACTGGATGAAAGTTTCTCCGGCCAAAAGAACGCCGGGAAACCCATTCTGCTAGACGGTGGCCTTGATTGGCGCGAAATGGGCTTCTCGCCCAAAGACATGAACTTTGGCGAAGGGCTGCACGAAG